GGGCTATGCGCTCCGTGAGTGTGCGCTCAGCCTCGGCATACATGGCCACCACATCGACGGACAGGTTCTCAGCGAGGGCTGGTGATACCGCCATTACGCGAACGGTCCAAGGTCCGGCACTGCTGCGCCAGTCTCAGCTTGCACCCGCTCCACCTCCGCCTGTATCTCTTCCTCAGCCCAGTCGGTATGCACCATCCGCACCTTGGTATCAGTTGACACCGCGCCCGCCTGGTTCAATGCGTTCACGGTCCTAGACAGCGCCTCCTGGTCAGGCTGTGAAGAGTCTGGCCACTGCACGGTTACCGTACCTTGGGCCCGTGTGTTGAACACTACAGCGTCCAGCTCCAGCCAAGTGGTGAGCAATGGATCCAGGGCTTGGCTCCAGTACCGTGTCTTCTTAGCCCGCGTCCTAGCGCTAGTCTGCTCCCTAGCCACAACCTCGGTGGCCGTGAGTGCGCCCTCAGAGTCCGCGTCAAGGGTAGACTGTGAGTAGCCGGCGCTCCGTAAGATATCGTTGATTATCTGAATTGAGGTGTCCTGGTGATCCTTCGTCCGGATCTTGAACTGTTGCGGCGTGATGCTATCGCCCGAAGCGTTGGGTTGCATATTCAGAGCACTGTATATTTCTTGGTCCTCATCCCACGCCGCGCCTTGGCCCTTGCCCAAGTCTTGCAACATGAACTCCGGTACCACGAGTCGTGCCTTGGCCAGACGTATGTCTCGCATCCAACTCGTGTACGTCTCATCCAGTGCATCCATCAACTGCTCGATACCATCGAAGTCCGACCTGCCTAGCTCAGACAGGCTCTGGATCTTGCGCCAACGTCTCTGGGGTCGGATGTTGGCCGCGTAGGCTGCGGTCATCCCCTCGACCCCCGTCGGTATCGCGCCCTCTTCATCAACCAAGTCTGCATACGGCGCAGTGGACGGGTGGTCTGCCAGGGCCATCGGATGCCCGATGGTCTTTTCGTCTCCCCTGTATAAACCGTGAAGGATACGCCCTGGCTCATGTCGCTCAAGGTGCCGTGTCACAGTCTTCTCGTTGCGAGTCTCCGTGAAGAACGTCACAGCTGACAGATGCCCCCAGCGCCATTCGCCGATTGCTGAGTCAGCGGGTACGGTGTCCAGCATCACGTGATCCGCGACGTCTGTGTCCCAGACCAGTCTGAGCCAGCCACCACCCAGAGCCGAGCAAGCCTCCGCGGCTTCAAGGAGCTCACTGTGCAGCGTACCCACGTTCATGATCTCATCCGCTCGGGCCTCGGCATTGGCGTTGCCGTCCACGATGAACTGTGGAGGCTCAGAGAACAGCAAGTCTGCCGATGCGGTGGCTATGTCCGCTGCCAAGGGTACGTGCAGTCGGGTCTTACGCTGCCCGGTGACTGACGGCCTGCCCCAAAAGAAGCGAGCCAGAGTCGGGATGACCCCGCCCTGTCTGTTCGCGAAGAAGTCGGATGTTGCACCGCCGCCAACAGCGCCGTAGACGCTAGATAGTCCTTCAGGGTCGCCTATCCACCACGCAGACCAAAGCGCCATTTGCTGAAGTGCTATACCGTGTGGGCTTGGAGGCCATGGGCCGCCTTGTGGTAAAGCCATCTACGCTGCCTCCTTCATGGTCACGGGGACTTCCATCCCCCAGAGCTGTCGGGTGGTCGCTATGGAATACCTCAGGGCGTCTGCGAAGTGGTCGTTCAGTTTGATCGGTGCGTCCTGCCCTTTGGCTGTAGCCTTAGGGTCCCAGGCGTAAGCCGGTATCTCTTTGATCAAGTTCACACATTTGTCTGATACCACCAAGCGGTCGGTCGCCAACAAGGACGCCACGGTGCGTATGCCTGATACCACGGCGTTAGCGCCATCGGTGACGCTTGATACTCCGTCAGCGAACAGCTGCATCTTGAAGGACGCAGCACTCGGGTCCACGCACACCCACTCCGGGTGTCTGCCGCCTATCCATTTGCGGTAGTCTGCGGACAGTCCCGAGTCTGTCATGGTCGGTGGTGCCCACTCATCCACAACCACGAGCCTTGCCGGTGACTCAGCCGATATCCCTATTAGTAGGCCGGCGGTTGCGTTGGTTGTTCCATAGTCTATTCCGGTACTTATCAATCGTGAGATAGCCGGTAGCTCATGCACCACATGTCTCGCCGGGTCCCAGTCTGTGTAGATGGCCCCAGCTGCTATCACCCACTCGCCCTCGATGTAGCGCTTATACCAGAGGCCGGTGTGCATGTGCTTCAAGTGCTTCACGAACTCCGGGTCCAAGAACGTGTTGTCGTCGATGTGGAACTGGAACCGCTTGAGATGCGCTCCAGGGTCGTTTGCCCGATCGAGGTACTTGGTCTTCAGCCAATGCGCCGGTGTGTCCGGGTTAGTAGTGGCGAATAGCCTTGCGCCTTTGACGGAGAAGCGAGATGTAAGCATGTCCCAGAAGCTCTCGGGTATGGTAGAAGCCTCATCGACGTAAGCACCCGCCAGGGTCATGCCTTGGATTTTGGTAGTCGACTGTTCGTCGTTGGCCCCGATGACGTATATCCGTCTGCCGAATAGGGTCAGCTCGCCTTGCTTATATCTAGCGTGGGCTTCACCTACGAAGCCGCATATCTCGTTGACCACGTTCCTGACCACCGTGTCCTGCGTTCGCCCCACGAGTAGGAGATCCCCCGGTGGTGCTTGTCTAAGCACGTAGTCTATCCATGCCACGTCAGCCACCACAGACTTACCACTTCTCACCGAGCCGTCCCAGATGTTATACCGGGCATCGGCGGCTAGCAGGGAGTCGCGCTGTTTGGCGGTCAGTTTAGCATCCGCCAATATGGAGGCCACTACTGAGCCTTCATTGTGTCCAGCCAAGCGACAACTGCCGAGGTGTCGATGTTACTGGTTTGCCGCTTATCGCTCCACCTATCAGGCATCCGGTTATAGAGCCAAACCTGGCACGCCGTAACATGTCCGGATTTAGCCGCGTTGAAGAGGGCGTTCTCCACCTGCTCGTTAGCTTCCATCTCGGCTTGGTCCCGAGCCTCAGCAAACTCCGGGTTGTCTTTGGCGTAAGACACGACCGTGGGCGGACTAACCCCCACCTGCTTGGCTGCCCGATGCCGACCGAGGCCATCCTCGGATATCAGCGACAGATACTCTTCCCTTTTTGGGGCGGTAAACTTGTAAGGTTTTTTGCTCACAACACACCCCCAATAGCTAAAGCCGCCCCGGAAGACGGCTTCGTTACTCACTCCACACTTGGTAGATGAGCTATGCTCTGATTTTGGGCGCACAACGCCGCTTGGCGCAATTACATCATATCTGACCATACCCCAGGTGTCAAGTCGCCGGCTTTATCTGAGCATGGAGTAGCGCCCGTGTGGCCTCCACCAACAGCTCCTCAAACACATCCGACATCAGCTGTCGCTCTCTCGTGGTCCTAGGCTGCTGTGCCATCCCCGCACTCTTCATGGCCCGCATCCAGCCGTCCGCTTCCTCATGCATACCTCGCCGGTAGTAGCCGTCCAGCAGTCGGAAGCTGAGCCTATGCCTATGCCGCAGCTCGCTCATGCATGTGTCCACAGCCGTGTTGGCTCTCAGGATAGCGTCGTATCGGTCACCGTCGCCGTCATCGCCGCCCAAGTTCTCGCCGATCTTCGCACACTTGGGCCTGCCTTGGATCGTGGCGTACTGCTCTAGGCTTGCGGCCAGGTGCTCGTGGTTGCGGAATATATGTCTATCGCCCAGCGTGGGGTGCCCATCCCCCCCCGTCATGCTACGCCCTTGTGCTTCGTCCACTCCGACCAACGCTGGTTGACGATCTCGGTCTGTATATCCTGCCTGCGCTTCTCCCGTGCCCACTCGTTCTTTGTATCATCCCTCTGTAGCGCTGCACTCAATTCACTAACCACACCTAACAGATACTCTTTATCTTTCACTAACACCACATTCTTCACCTGGAGATCCTGGATACGCCGTAATGTCACATCCTCTAAGTAGTTCTGCCAGGCCGGTATTACCACGACTAGGCCTTGTTCTTCGATGCGTACTGTAGGCTGCTTCATTGCCGTCCTCTCTCTCGGTCGTCATCTGATCGGCCTCCAATCCATCCACATATGCGCTAAGGTCTCGATCTGCTGCGGTTCCACCCCATCAGCGAAATCACCCACCCAAGTAGGGATTTCACCCACTAAGTTCAATTGGCATGGGTGACAGATCGCCTGGCCCTCAAACGAACTCGTGTTGTAGTGGTTCAATCTCTTGCCGCACTTGCTGCACTTTGCATCGTTCTCTTCCATGCTGCTTCTGCGGCCCACAAGACAATCCTCGCACATTGGTCGCAGGCCATCGTCGGTATGCTTGCTCCGAGCGTAGGCTTCCACAGGTTTGTCCTTTCCACACTGAGTACATGCCTTCATTGTCCACCTCCCTTTACTGAGTACCCCTACATCGTGCGCGTTCGCCTCACTGGTATGATTTAGCATGGGCGCACCACCAGTTCCCACAAATTAGGCAGTTGCCGGTCATAGCAGCATCCCCGCATAGTCCATTGGATGCTTAGCACCTTTGCTTGTGTTGCAGGTTGGACAGGCCACCACCAAATTATCAGGGCCGTTGCTGCCACCAAGGATAAGCGGTATCACGTGGTCCACATGGTAGTCGTCACCCACCAAGGTGTCGCAGTAGTAGCAGCGGCCCTTTTGGCGATCGTACTGGGCTTGGATGTCAACAGCGGCGTGTGTGCCGCCATTGCCCACGATCCGGGCGAGGCGGTTGCGGGTTCTCGCGTTACCCTTCTCGGGGTGTGCGGCCTGGTAGGCAGCCCTCTGTGCAGCAATGCGTTCTTTATTATCTGCACGATAGGCAGCCATCCGTGCAGCAATGTATTCCTTGTTCTCCGCATAGTACACGGCCGCACGTGCAGCAATATCTTCTTTGTTCTCTGCACGATAGGCGGCTGCGCGTGCAGCAAAATCTTCTTTGTTCTCTGCACGATAGGCGGCCCTCCGTGCAGCAATATCTTCTTTGTTCTCCGCACAGTAGGCAGCCGCACGTGCAGCAATATCTTCTTTGTTCTCCGCATGATAGGCAGCCGCGCTCTCGCCCATACACCTTTTACATTGTGCCCGAAGTCGGTCTCCATTCCTATGGAAATACTCCCTAGTCTCCGGCAGCTCGCGCTTGCACTTATTGCAGGTCTTGAGTGTGGTATCATCGAGGGGCATCGGATGTAACCTCCGGTGTCGTGTCCCCGGCCGCTTCCACGGTGCGGGGGCATTTATGTATGGTTCTATTATACCAGTTTCCAGCCTCTCGCCCCAGCGGTACTTCACTCACCAGCCGACTCGACGGTGATCTTCAACAACCGATCCCGGCCCAGCGCCATGAACTTCAGGACTTCAGGAAGGTCGGACTCCGGCACGTCGATCTTCAGGCGTGCGGCCCCATCTCCGCCAAGGTTACAAGCGGATGCTATCGGTGGGATTGATCCGTAGAATTGTGCGATTACCTGTTTGTCTTCCATCGTGTCCTCCTTGGTTGTCGTCGA